AGTCTTGGATAACAGCAGTGATGTTGTTAGCGGGAGCAATGGTGTCCTTGATGAATGTAACCGGGGAGACAAAGTTGACGAATCCCAATGCCTGGCTTCTCTGTAGTACAGGATTCTGAGCGGATGAGGTTACGGAGTCCTGTAGCACACTGCCGATATAGACGTTTAATGTGTACGTCAGAGACTCTTCGGTGATAGCGTCCATATCAGAGAAATGAAATTCGTAGTCACCAAGGACTTCGCCCGAAGTCGTACTATCCTGTAGTTCACCACCGCGGACCGCTTCAGCCGGATATACATCTGGAAACGATGAATTTCGAATAACTTCCCATCGTCCGAAGTTCGTCAACCCCGTCAACGTTATCTCATAACCTGCGGTATCATCCATCGGAGAGATAGGAGTTACAGCGAGGGTGGTAGATAGAACTTGTAGTCTGACGAAGACAGTGGAACCGGAAGATGCCGAGGCGTTGGTATATGTGAATACTGGAGGACTAGCTCCTGTACCAGCGGTACAGTTAGCGTCGACAACAATAACTCGACCGTCGTCGCCGTCAGCGAACGGTGCATCAAGTCGAAGGTTCGTTGAACCTAATGTCGCACCGGACTCCGCGAGGAGATTGGCTGTCGGGGTGCCAGTATTAGAATCGGTTCCGGTGTAGCCTAGTAGCCAGTTACCTGTGACGACACCAGTCGCTAACGACCCCGTAGCAGAGTAGTTAGCTCCGCTCGTAGCATCGAACCCAGTCGTAACCGTAGACATCCGCCATAGCTCAGAAGCACCTTTGGTGTACGCAGTGGTGACGCCGATACCCTGAGATACCGTACCAGTGAAGGTAACGGTGGTGTCGGAGTAAGTACCTAGTTTCTTGTATACGATGACTCTAACTGAGCCGACGTCAGAACCGGAGGCTACGCTGCCGTTTACAACCTCAGCGACTTTGACCCAGTTGTTCGTGATAGAAAGAACGGTGATGTTGTATGGTTTGATATAGACAGTTAAAGTGGAGATGTCCGTAGCGGCCACCCCTGCGGGGGCCGCTACGAGCATCGATGATGTTATTGATGATGCCGCCGTACCGACTGCTCGGAATCCGATAGTCATCCGTTAAACACCTCTTCCTCTACGGAATCCTTGAGCGATTGCGTGGTTGTTGCCGTCGACTGTTGCGGCGACTCTATCTAGAATTAGTTCGTTACCGAGATAGACGGAGACATAATGTTCTCCTTCGCCCATATTTCCCTTCAACACATCCCACTGACCAGCCGTAAACACTGGCTCAGGTTGTGAGGTACCGTTGTAGAGACCAGGCTCTAGCCATCCGCCGTTGTCGTAGCCCCTCGGAGTCGCCCCTACAGCCTGTTGGACATTGAAGATAGAACCATAACGTGCTTGGATGTATCTCAGTCCTGCTAGGATGTTGTCAAGAGGAGCACGGATGTTGTCGTATCCAGGATATTTGTATGCATTGAAGGTTGGTCCGATAGTCTGCATCAAACCAATTGATGGTGTACCCCTAGCAGCGTTGCTGTCAGAGAGGTTGGTAGCGAGAGGGTTACCGCCGGACTCACGTCCGATTAGCGTCAGCAACGGACCTAACCACGACTGAGGTAGACCTAGCATACTAAGTGCCTGGCTAGCTGTAGCTCTCCACTGTTGAGCGCCAGCCAACCCACTCCCACTGAAGTTACCAGCGTCCATCGCTGCCTGAGCAGTGATGGCTTCGTTGACTTTATCTTTGATGTAGTCACGGATTTTGAAGATAGATGCTTTAGCCATCTCTCCATAAACTCCACCGGGTAGTAGCTTGACGAGGTTGTTAACAGCAGGATTCATCATGTTATCCATGACCCAACCGAGACCCTTAGCTAACCATTCGTTGAAGAATCCGGAGATACCACCACCTCTGCCACCGAAGATCGCGTAGTCTCGACTAGTAGTTCTGTGAATCAATTCGATAACACCGGCGGTACGCTCCCAGAATGACGCGAACGCATCCTGGTTATAGCCACCGAAGTCAACAGCACGACCCTCGGAGTGGTGGTCTAATCCACCACCGGAGCCTCGTGAGCCCGGTCTGTAGGTAGATGAGACGTTGAACGGTAAACCCGATTCCGCAGCCTTTCTTACGATGCCCGGCCAGTTCATCGGAGGCCCACCCATGGCAACGTGGACGTGATTCCTGTGTGCTTCTAGTAGGGCGTTGTTGCCCCCACCTACACGACCACCAGTAGCGAAGCTTGGGAACCTGCCCGTTCGGTTCATGAAGTTGAGGTTTCTGTATCCAAGTTCATTGGAGGATTTAGCATTGATGATGTATTCGTTGCGACTAGCTAACACAGGAACGGAGTCGGATGTCTCTGTCCCAGGACCTAAGACCTTTCCACCAGTAGCGAAACTCTCTCGCCTACCGGAACCGTTTACGACACCACCGCCAGATAGCCTAGGGATATCGGGAATCCTGAAACTGATGCCCAACTTCTCTAGGACAGCGTTGATAGCGTTCTTGCCCATGTTGAGGATGTCAATGACGGAGTTGATACCGGCTTTAACGGCACCAACGATTCCAGTCCATACATCCCCTAGGACTTTGTGCATCCCAGTCCAGATCTCATCCCACTTACGCCGAATGGCCTCTAGAGTGATTTCCATAATCGTTTTAATCATCGTGAATGTCGATGAAACAATTCCCCACATCTGTTGCCAGATAGTAGCTAGAATCCCGTGGACAGAAGTCCAGATGGTATTCCATACGCCTCGGATGGAATCGAGGGTCCCAGAGATGAAGCTAGCCATCGAACCGAAGACGCTACGAACGACGTCGCTCATCATCCGCCATATAGTCGAGAAGATGTTGAAGATCATAGTCCATACCGAATTCCACACAGAAGCTACGACGTTCAATAGACTCCCGATGAAATTGGCTATACCGCCGAAGGTTGTCGTAACGACCACCGACATCAAACCCCAGATAGTTGCGAGTATGGTGAAGATGGTAGTCCAGGAACTATTCCATACGGTTACTAGTACCGCTAGAGATCCGGCTAGGAACCCGAAGACAGAATTCCAAACTCCTGAGAAGAAGTTAGCGATACTGGTCCAAACTGCGACAAAGAAATCTCTAACTGCACCCCAACTGGTACTCCATATGTTCTTCCAAATTCCCATCTCTTCGACGAGAGTCGTTCGGATGGACGCCCAACCACCAACTGAACTGTTCTTGATATCAGTCCAGAGGTTGATGAACTTCTGACCGATGTTGAGGCGTAGCTTCTCGGTCTCAGCGGAGAAGTCGTCCCACTGATTCGCCCAGAAACTTTTACCCTGACCAGTACCTTTTGCGTCAGCATTCATGTCTGGCATAATCTGTCTACCAGCTAAGCCAGCAAGGATAACTCGGATATCTTCTAGATCACTCTTCGTATTCCTGATGAGGTGGAAGGTTTGTTCGAAGTGACTTCCCTCGCCGAATGCGACCTGGAATTCATCACTGATCTCTTTAATGATTGTCCAAATATCACTGAAGATGCTCTTGATAGCTTGGAGCTTCGTCTCCATCGGGCCTACGCCGTCAGGATCGGTATTCCAATCCATCCATGTCTTCGACAGGAAGACGAGAATGTCTGCGATAGTTGTCAGCGTTGCTGCCATCAAATCGAATAGGTGTTTGAGTCCTAAGACTGCTCCATCCATCGCCTGTTGGTCAGCTAAGAACTTGTCAAAGACTGCTCCGAAGGCTACGCCTAGAGTTGTGAGACCAGCAGATAGAGTAGCCATAATTCTCGTCATAAAGGGAGAATTCATCATTCTCTCCATCGGGCCTAAGAAGCCGTTGACGAAGCCAATCATACCCTCAGCTAGTGGGCCAACGAATCGTGAAGCACCCACCAACATCGCATTCAGCAGCGGTCCCCAGCCCTTTAACGCAACGGTGACCTTATCTAGTGCAGCGGATGTTACTTTAGCGAAAGCCTCAGCACCACGACCATCAAAGATTTCAGTCGTGAACATCTCCTTCAATCTACTAGCTGCGGCAGTTACTCGTTGGTCCTTAGCGACCAGCGCGATACCGAGAGCTACAGCGGCCGTACCGAAGCCAGCAAACAGAGCTCCAGAGACCATCGCGCCGAGCGCGGGGAGTACGGCGGCTACGCCTGCGATCAATGACGCACCGATGGCTAAACCAATTGGTCCACCGCGACCGCTGAATAGCGCCTCCATCCGACCAGGAAGGAGGGAGAGGCCCGCATCGACACCTCTCATTATCTCTACGCCCCAGTGCCGACCATGATGGTCGACATCTACATCAGTCTTAAGTAACCTCTTCTTGATTTGTTCATCAATTTTGAAGCTATCTGATACGACCCTCTTGAATTGGTCGTCGGCAGACTTAGCGAAAGCTCTACCAGCGCGGTCACCTTCGGCGGCGTAAGCTGCTGACATCCTTCTATCCGCTGCGGTTGAGGATGCAATCTCGTCTTGTAGGCGTCTGATGCTTCGAGTAGAGTCCTCCGCAGCCTTGACCCGTTGCTTCTCAAGTGATTGGAAAGCAGACATCTGTTTGTTGATGTGGACATCGAACTGTCGGTCTGCATCTCTGAAGGCTTTCTGGATGTTTTCGTTATAGTTCTTACCGAAAGCTAGACTAGCTCTCTTCCCCATAGCCTCCGACACCTTAACGAAATTGTCTTGATCGAGACGAGTCTCGACATCGATATAACCTTCACCAACTTTAACCGCCATCTATCTCCTACACCCCCTCGGTGTTTTTCGGTTGCCGTTCTGGACAACTACATCTGATCTCACCGCCACCGTCGTTGATCCTCGAAGAGATACAACTATTCGTATGTTCGATAACCTTTTTAGATGCAGTAAGCATTCCCTTCAACTCCGCTACACTAGTGAAGACCTTCCTAGGTTTATCCTCTTCGGGTTTGTCGTATCGTGGACGTTCGATAGGCTTCGGACCTTTAGCCCAGAGTTTCTTGTAATCCTTGCCGATCTGAGCAGCGGCGACGAAGTAGGTTTGGTAGTTGAGGAAGTTAATCCCATCCACCAGTGTCATCAGAAGATGTTGATCCGTCGATAGCGGATCGTTTCGCATCTTCCTAGCTATTCTACTATCTTCTGGGAGATTGATGATTAAGTTAATTACACGACGACAGCTAACTTCACCTCTCAAAAAAGAGTAGAGGTCGAAGTTGTAGTATTGAATTAAATCAGCTTCTAGCTGACTTAGAAGTATGGGATCTTGAAAGATCCCATACAGCAACGTTATTTTCCCGAATCCAAGTCCAAAGCTTCAAACAACTTACCGATGAAATCATCGAGATCGCTAAGGGTTTTCGTTTTCTTCCGTAGCACCTTATACTGCTCTGCGCCCAATAGGGCTTTGACGAAGCCAAGGATCTGATTAGACTCTTGAGCTTCGACGGCTTCTAGTGGCCAAAGCTTAGGTGCAGGGATGGTATATTTTTCGTCATCGTAGTCGAAGACGACATCAGCATCGACAGCTTCTGTTTCTAGAACTTGTTTCGTGGTCATTTCGTTTCCTTCGAGTTGGTTACAGCAACAACGTTCATTAAAAAATATACAAGGCATCCAGTCACAGATGCCATCTCCACATGCTCCACACATCACTGTCATTACTACCTCCTAAATGAAGTAGTATAACGAGCGTAGGGTTGAACCCTACGCTCGTTGTATAACTATGATGCAGGTATGAGATCTGGGTTGTCGGAGTAGATGTATGCAAGCGTTCCCGAAGAGTCGAGAGCGCGGAAGGTTACGCCAGTAATCTGGGCGTTATTACGAACAAGCTGTAAAGCTTCACGGTCAGCTAACACAGCCGTTGGAATCACTAGACGAACGTCGTCACCAAGGTCATCAGTCCATTCGATAATAAGAGCCTTCTCCTGCGAACCAGGACTAGAAGGAATAACCATCTTCGCTTGGCCGAAGTTATTCGTCCACGTACCAACGAAGAAGTAGAGACCCCAAGTGGTTATGTTAACCTGACCCATATTGAATTGGATCTCGAAGGTCACGGTATCAAGAGTAGTCTTAACTGGAACGGCTGACTGCCACATCATAATATCAGTTAGTTCGACATTAGGTGTAAGCGAAGCGCCATCCTCATCGAGATAACCAAGCTCCTTGAATGCGGCATTCAGTGCCATCGTCGCATTAGTAGGGAGCACAGTCCCTAATGGCGCAACATAAGCATGGCCTGACGGGGCAAGGCGAACCTCAGTTGAATCTAGAGCCATTTATTTCACCTCCCTTTTCTAAGAGAATGGGACCGACAGGCGTCTAGTCTTTAAGAAGACTGGACTGACAGAGGCGGCCCTGACGGAACTATCGTTAGTCGCACTGCGGCGACATAGCGGCTAGTTTCTTGCAACTTATCTGGAACGCGAGTAGCCCCCTGCTCCAGTTTGCAGTCAGAGATAAAGAGGCCAAAACCCCTGTAGTCACCCATTGACCGCATAAGACTTGCTAAGCAAATCTCACAAATATCTTTAGCGACAGAACGTCGCTCGGCGTAGACCATCAAATCAATTCGTACTCTTTGAATCTTTGGCCACGTCATACTGGCCCCCTCTTGGACGACTTCAATCCATCTATCATCGGGTTCATAGCCGACGAGATTTGTAGTGATAGTCAGAGGAGGATTAGGAGGGAAATGAGGTAGTTCTGGTGTGTCGTTCTGTAGGATATCTACAACAGCAGCTTCGGCATCTCCGAAGATAATCATTTCTGGTTGACCCATTACACACCACCCCCGACAACTTCTAATCCATGAGTCAGGGGTTTATATCTCAGAACGAATGTATGTCCACCAGCTTGTGCACCGTATTCAACCCACACCGCAGCGGGGTCATCGTTGTATGCCTGATAGAGCAACCCACGAGCACGTTGTAGTTTACGTACTCCGAATGAATTGATATACTTCGGTGGTGTGGTTTCGGATGTTCGCCATTCGTTATCTGGCCGTTGCTGTCGAATGAAGTCTGTGGCCGCTGCCGCTATGATGGCGTCGGCTCGACTCCTGACATACGCATCAGCCCTAGGATCAGTTTTAAGAATGGCGTCTAGGGCACCGGGGTAGACCTTCATAGAGAACGCCATCTATCCCTCCCTAACCCTAGCAATCACCTGAACATATCTTTCTAAGCCACTGAATCGACGCCACGTACCGTGATGGCCGAAGACGTCGTAGATGTTGTCTTCGAAGACGATTCGATCCGTTACTTCAAATCTCGTACCAGGGGGAGCGAAGATGCGGATTGCAGTCCTAGCAAACTCTCTGTCGCGATTCTCTTCGAGGTTAAGCTTCTCGGCCAACGGGAAGGGTTGGACGTTACAGTTTCCTACAACAGTCTCGACGGCGTTATCCCAGTCACGGTATTTACTGCCGTCTCTAGGATCGGTTAAGAGAGCGGCACGCTGGACGGTGATGGTGTCATTACCTAGGGGTCGCATACCCACCACCCCTTAAAGTGTCGGGAGTATATTAGAGACGTTACTATCTCGGTAACCGAGACGCCATGAACTATAAACTGAACTATATCGATCTAGAACATCTTTCGAGAGAGATACGACCGTCACCGAACCTTCATCGGTTGGTTTACTGTAAGCTTCAGTGACATCGCCAACAGTGAAGCTTGTTAGTGTTCCCGTCGCTCCGAGACCCAAGACGTCACTGATAGCTTGTGTAGCTACATGCTTGATATCATCGGGTACGGCGGAATAGCCATGAGTGTAAGTAACATCTACAACCTCATTGGGATCCAGTCTGGACAGTGTAGTCAAACCATCCCAAACCCATGATGTCTCAGCGTTTGACCGTACGTTCTTTACGGAAGATACGGTAGATACTGGACCACCCCCTAGATCGATCATGCCGTAGTAATCGGCTTGATAGCGAACGACATCCCCCGTCTTCGTCTCAAAAGAGACGTCAACGTAGTCATTGATATAGGCACTGACAGAGTTTATATACCACTGCCATTGTGCTGCTTCTGCTCCCGATTCGGGGCCTCTACCAATAACAACAACTATGTCTTCTAGGTCTAATAGGGCAACCACACATACTCACCCCCTCGTTACTTGATTTGTTCAATGAATTCGATGAAGTCTCTGATCTCGCGCTGGCTCATCTCGTATAGCTTGTTCGCATTAATCGTCGCTTCCCACGAAGCTAGACGGTAATTCTCTAGGAGATCTTCTAGAGCAAGAACCCAATCGACAGTCTTACCAAAAGGAATCTGTCGGTAGCCTATGGCGTGTTCCATCAGACCAGGGGCAGTAGAGGTAAGCGAAGGAATCCCTGAGCACGCAGCCTCAATCGGAACACGACCCCAACTCTCAATCTCGCTAGGGGCGAGTATGATCTTCGACTTCCTATAGACATCGAGAATGTTGTTAGTGTGTTCTATGATCGTGACATTGGGGAGGTCGCGAACTACTTGGTTGCCGTAGGCACCCTTGACTCCTAGGAACTTCTCACCGGGAAACGCCACCGCGAGTTGATAGAAAGTGTCGTAGCCTTTGTTGTAAAAGGGCTCGTCGCCATCGGAGAGATTGACGAGAGTGATATATTCTCGACTACTATCGACTTCATATCTTCTCGGATCTACCGGAGGGTGGAGGGTAACCGCAGGTTTCACTGTCGACATCTTCGATTCGATAGATTCACGAACGTGATTCGAGTTATAGACGAGATAGTCGTTGTAGCGGAGTGCGAGATTCGTCGAGTACTCGGTGTTGTTATGAACCAACTGAACTGTAGGTTTTCCCAGCTTCAGACCGATATACCACGCTCTCTGAGCACATTCAAACTGAGTTAGGATTAAGTCGAAGTTAGGGAAGTAGAGTTCAGGGTCACGTTTCGATGCGAACGCCTGCACCATCACACCATCTAAGACGTAGCTACCACTGCCGTCCTTAAATGGACGTGAAGCAAGAGCGGTGGCTTTATGTCCAGCTCGCTTGACAATACCGAGGATGTCGTGTAGGGTGGTCTCGGCGCCTGCGTTATGGCCACTGCCCATATAAGTGTGAGCGTAAGCTAGAATGTGCATCTTCTATCCTAGGGGGTTGTAAGTGATAACATGGATGAAGTATAAGTATAGATGCTTGAAGCCAATGGGACGCTTCAAGAGCGCCAGCGCAAATTCCAACAAGAAAGAAAAGAAGATCGGAAGTCACAAGGGAGTCGCAACTGAGCGACTACAGGAGAGAGTGTTGGTTATCAGCGGCACTGGAAAGAGAAAGTGGACTTGGCGCTAGATGTATGAGGATGAAGAAGTCTGGAAAGAGATCCCTGAGTGGGAGGGATATGAAGTCAGCACGTGGGGAAGGGTTCGAAGTTATTGGTTGGTCGGTAAGAGATTCCGACCTCGCCAAAAGACCACCGATCCCCTTATATTAGATCCCAATCATAAGGGTCACTTTCTGCTGGGAGGCAAAGATAATCATAGGCGTAGAGCACCTGCTGGTCTCATAAGGGAATCATTTGGTCTCTTTCGATGCCCCTACTGCTATATTTTGCTGCCAATAGAACAAAGTGGCAAAAATAATAAAGGGCATCGAGAATGGCAATGTCTAAAATGTAGAACTGCGCGTGGTACTCAATGGCGCTATGGCATGACCAATAAACAAAAACAAGAAATGCTTTGGGCACAAGGAGGCGAATGTATTGGAGGATGCAACAGAAAACCAACCGTCGTCCACCATGACCATAACTGCTGTGATAATACACCTACGTGTGGTGGTTGCAATCTTGCAATAACTTGCCAACCATGTAATCTAGTCCTGAACAAAAATATAAATAGCGAAATCCTATTCAATCTAGCAGAAGCACAAGCCAGATTTGAGAAGAGTACCCTTTGAGTGGGCACTCTTCTCAAGATCAACTAGCTAGCACCTACAGGTCGCAAAATGCCAAAGGGGAATGTTCCACCAAGAGCTTTCACAGGGGTAGGAACTGCGTAACCGACACGCATCACGGCACGGAGAATCTTACCGTCTTGCTGCATCGCGTTGTAAACGACGACGCCTGAGTCATCACTGATAACACCAGAATCGAATACCTGGAAGCTCATGTCCTGACGGACACCAACAACTAGATTATCCCATTCGCCAGCGATAGCGAATGCTTCAGTGTCATCCCATGCGCCATTACCAACCTCGTAATAAGGTTCGTTGTAGAGCGCACTAGTGGAGTTAGGACCATCAGGACCGTTGAGAGTGCTGTTGTATACAGGCTGACCCGTAGTGTCACGGACCTTGGTTAGACGCCAGCGGAAGCCCTTACGAGCCGCCCAGCCGGTTGTGTCATAACCATCTTTCGCTAGGTCTTCAGCGACAGCCGCTAGGTCCAAGCCGACATCGTTATAAGAACCTGAAAGAGTAGTACCGAGGGTAACGAAGTTACCAGCGGAAACTGCACCACCAACTAACCCACCAACGGGACCGGAGAAGCCCGCAGGGGGGGTACCGTCACCGAAAAATACAGCCTGGTCGATTTTCTTAGCGAAAGCTCGACTGACCTCTTTACGGATCTCGCCCCAACCAATAGTTGAGTCGTCTAGCCACGCATCCGGTACAACAACCAACACAGCAAGCTCGTCTGCGGTTAGGTAGACGTTATCCCACGTGAGGTTCGTGGTCTGCTTACGCTTGATGTCCTTAGCGGCCTGTGATACACCATCGATCCAGAATGCGTCCGCAAAGGTTTTAAGAACCGGGATACGGTGCTGACGGGCCGGCATCCGCTTGATCTGACCGAGGCGTAGAACCGCTGAACCTTCGTAGGTATCAGCTAGGATCTCATTAGCAACAGTCTCGGGAATTTCGCGAGCGACCTGCGACGTACCTGAACGTGTAACTACATCATTATATGCCATTTCGTTTCACCACCTTTCATTTAAGAGTTGTAGAGTTAATCGTGGTAAATGGAGGGCCTACTTTCGACCACGGGGTGCTGGGCCTCTGCCCATCAGTTCTTCAAAGAAGTCTGTGCCAGCGGTCTTAGGCTGAGGTCCGACAGGGGTGCCGCGACTCTTGCCTCCGAAAAGGGTGGTATCGGTAGGTGTCTCGTAGGTTCGCTTTTCCTTCTTGGTATTCGCGAGGCGTGACGCCTTATCCCAAATTTCATCTACGGTTTTACCATCAATGAGATCGATGAGGTCATCATCGACATCATATTCAAGTGCAGCAGCCTTGATGATGTGTTGTCTTGCAACTTCATCTGCATGTGCGGCCCGCGCATCAGCTTCGGATACTTTCTTGAGGTTATCCCGCTTCCAACTCTTGAGACCTTCAACTTCCTTCTCTAGTTCTTTCTTCGCACGGCGGTGGTTACCGTTCTCGTGACGGAGTCTCGTCACCATGCCTTTGAGGATATCGGTGTCTTTGATAGCGTCTAGAGACGCATTGATAGAGTCGTTGGTGTTACCAGCGACCTCTTCGAGTTCGTCTTCTGTTTCAGTGGTTGCACTAGTATCAGTGTCAGTGGACGTATCGAGGACTTTTTCCTCTACAGTCTCCGTTGACTCCCGGTCTTCGTCAGACATCTTGTACTTCCTTTCATCCGCCAGGGATTAGTTATTTACTGCTAGTCTTTGAACTAGCAGGGGTCTTTGTTGAGGCACCAGAGCCGGCAGAAACTGCCTTCACTCTCTGTTGCTCTACGGCTTGTTCGTGTGCTCTCTGAGCGAGTTCATCTTCACGAGCCTCTGTTTCGGCTTGCAACCTATCTCGTTCTTCGACAGCGAATGCAATCTGATCCGGTGAATAACCGCAGTCTTCCATTGCTATCTCTAGCGGAATACCAGCGGCGACTAATTTGTTAAGCGCATCGGCTTTCTCGGTTAGCTTTCTCTTTTCGGCATCAGCCCAAAGAGTGAACGCATCAGCGTCTCTAGCACGATTGTCTTTCTTATATTTGAACGCCAACTTCAACACTCGTTCGTAGAACCAACCCATCGCCTCTTGACGGTTATTAACCTTCGACACCAGACCAGTTTGGTCTTGAGTCAGGGTGTCACCAGAGACATTAACCATCCTGTTCATCAAGTACGACGCAGGGGTTTGAGTCATTGCAGCGAGATCGCCTACGTCATCACGAATAGCTTTCAACAGCTTCTCGATATCGGCGGTGTCGAAGTCACCGAAGTGAGCATCAGGGTTAGCAGTAACCCACAGAACATCTGCACCAGGATCGAACGGTGGACGCTTCTTACCTTTAGCTCCCGGTGGAGTGATACCAGTCGCCCATCTCTGGCGGTACGCCTGACTCTTAGAAATGATTAGTCGATCGAGTACGGTATGGTTGATACGGTCCTGGACATCCAATACACCTTCATGCTCGGCTCTACCGAGATCACCGAATGCTGGCTGCCAGTTGCCTTCAATAAGCGGAACTTCACCTAACGGATTTGGTGATACATCCACCAACTCGAAGTTGCTGGCCGCAGGCGTCATAGTAAACTGCTTCGTCAACACAGCATCTTGTTCGAAGGAGTTCTCTAGATATTTACGACTAGTGAATGTATAGATCTCATCGGGCAAATAAAGGACAGCAATCACCGCTTCAATGGTGTCGTCTTGCCACATCTTCAATCCAGCCATCGACCTCGTAATCCGGTATGGGTCTCTCTCGACCGCACACATCCTCGGATCTTCGATACAGATAACAGGTTCGCCATCAGGATCTTTAGGGTCGGTGTCAGTGATGAGCGCGTAGCACAACCCGAATGTCGCAGCGGTGTTGATATTGATTTGACTCTGGTAGTCCATGTCGTTGTAGTCCCAGATTCGTTTAGCGTCTTTGTCCGCTTGACCAGCTTCACCAAATCGAAAACCTTTAACTCTCATGCGCTGAGTTGTAGCTTTGATAACTAGCTCGCAGTAGTTCGTTCTGGCTTTCGTTTGAAGGTCCTTTAACGCTTTGACGTAACGGTAGTCGGCGTTAGGTAATGGGTGATCCCCGAGCGCATATCGTTCGAGGATGTCGTAACGTTCATATCTATCTAGAAGTTTCTGAATTAATCTCTGTAGCCACCACCAAGGGTCTCCCGGCTCATAGTAATTTCGAGTTCTCTTAGAATTCGGGGTGCCGAAAAACGGATTATCAGGAGATAGTCTTAGAGGTGCCGAATAAGGCTGAGTCAATTCCTACCTCCTTTGCTTAAAATGTATACAGAGCATCGTCAACCTTCGGTTTCAGTGCGCCCTCTTCGATAGCTACAGTCGCGGCTTCGAAAGCAAGGACGGCGGCTTGAGCGCCAAAGATGTATCTAGTCGTATACTTAGTCTCTTGTCGAAGGACGTAGCCTTGCGGCACTTCTTCGGTATGACTTCCAAGGACATGTCTTGATATATCTTCATGTAGATAAAGGACTCGTCGACTGTCAACAGCAGATTCAAATTGCTCTACTGCTCTAGCCATCTTTGTTTTGTTAGCGATCCAAAACTCTTCAACAACGGTGTCGTGGTCGACGTACCACCTACCTATGATGTCTTGGTATTGTGCGGGGTCGGCAAACAACTTAGCGACGTTGTATTTGCTGAGAGTCTTTCGAACGGTGTCGTCGACTTCCTTAAACGGAACTTCCCAACCTTTCTTAGTACCGGGATTTTCCCACCAGCCCAACCTGAATAGAGCGCCATCTTCAAGACGGCAAGCAACCAACGCAGCACCACGGATCGTGTTACCTTTGAACCCGAGGGCGATAACATCACTCTTACGAAGCTTCCGCTTCTCAGCTAGCTTCGCTTCCCTGCAATTCTTCCAAACCTCGGGAGTTAACCACGTCGTATGACCTTCGATGTGTTGATTGAAGTAGAAGCGTCGGGCGACGTGCTCTCTTGTCATCAATACCTTTTTGTAAATGTTTTCGAGATCGACCCAACTGGCGTCGCCGTATACATACCTCAACGCTTCCATCGACTTCTCTTGGTCTTTGACATCCTCGACAAAAACCCCTCGGGTGTCGAAGAGGTAGCCTGAATCGGGACCTTCGCCACTTAGACCTTTGTAGTAGTCGTTGAAGTGTTGTTCGGCTACAGATGCCTCACCAGGAGCGTGAGCGTTAGTTGTTGCAACCCAACGACGATTCATCTTGCCTAGGTTTCTGTCGAGAGCTTCGAACAACTCTGGACCCTTTTCAGCGGGTACCCATAGACCAGTCTCGTCCATCACGACAAACGTCGCACGGTTACCCTCACGACCCCTCGGAGACGCCGTAACCTTCTCAAGCTTCCTACCACCAGGATAAGTGATCTTAGAGAGGTTAATGTCCAACATCGGGTAGTGATACATCACTGGGCCGTTGGCTAGCATCTGGATAACGAGATCCATCGTGTTATTTGCTTGGCTATCTGAAATAGCTGCAATCTGAACCAGTGGCGAGTAGTCGGATCGACCAATCGGTCTACCGTCTTTACTCCAACAGTCAAAGATGGTTGGACCCATTAACTCCGTACAACTGATAGCCGCCAGTAGAGGAGACTTACCCCAGCCCTTCGGCCTCTCAAGAATACCGTTTTGGTATATAAATCGTCCATACGCATCTACAGCGTAGAACCACAAAATAAAGAGTGCTTGCTCATCTGTGTACTGCCAAAGTTGTCCCGCAGTTTTACCATCAGGTTGAGCAAGCATCTTACTGCCCCAGTCTAGAACTCCCCAACCAAGAGTTCTCTCAGGAATTCCTTCTGGAAGCATCTCACCCTCCCGGGGTTTGAATTAGGGGCCATCACGGATGATAAAAGCATCAGAGCTATTCTGAATACTCAACCCCTCACGGTTTCTAATGATGAATGGAGGACTCTCAAGTGGTTCAGGGACGAAGTTAGAAGCGTCTCCTGCAACAACCCCAACAATCGCTAACCCACTACCAGTTTTGATAAAGGCGACCGGGCCGTTAGCGGTCAAAATCACCGCTGCGTTACCGGCGTTACCAACAACAGCTTTCGTAACTGTTGGAATATTTGAGACAGCGGTAACTTGGGTGTTGGCGGCGTTAGCGCGTAGGCTGATACTAGGTTGATTAGCTATAGCCGCGAGCGCAGCGACACCTGAACCCGTAGCTACAGTCGCTTTAGCCGCGTTCGCAACGACAGTTACCGTAGCGAAGCCAGCATTAGCGTTGGTCATATTCGCGGTACTGATCGTTGGATCGAAAGCTACACCGTTTATAGGTGCGGTAGCGGGGGTTGTCGAAACTCTTCCGGTTACACCATTAGCGGTGGCGGTTACCGCTGCGTTACCGGCGGTAGCTGAGATTGCTTTAGCCGGTGGATTCGAAGTAGTTGTAACTGGGGCTGTTGTTGGTCCTGGACTAGATTTGCTAGTAGTACCATGAGCTGTCGCGGTGACGGCAGCATTACCGCTATTCAACCGGACGCTTACACCGGGTTGGTTAGCGATGGCAGACAACGCAGCGTTGCCCGCAGGAGCAAACACCTGAGAAGCCGTAGATATAGTAGCGTCATTAGCGACAGCGCCTGCGGCGGCATTCGCCGCATTAACTAATACAGTCTTAGTGGGTTGATTAGAAGCAGTCGTAACCGCCGAGTTACCCGCACCCAATTGGGTGGTAAGGGATGGGTTGTTAGCTGTGGCTGTTGTCGCAGCATTCCCCGCACCGGGTTTAACCGTTATCGTAGGATTATTAGCGGTAACGGTAACGACAGCGTTTCCTGTCCCTCTAACATCCGTCTTACCCGAAGTCTGATTCGAAACGACCGTTGCCTCGGCGACACCGGCGTTGGCGTTAGTGAATCCAGCGTCACCGCCACTAGGAGGCGTAATAATTCTCGCTCTTACCGGCGAAGCAGTAGGTTGACTAGAGGTGGGGTGACGAACGAGTTGGCTCATATCTTACCCCCAATCAATCTACCACCTTGACATCACAAGATAAGGTCTAGGATTCCCCTCTTTCACTGCAACTTCAGCATAAATCGTATGAATACCTATATCAGGAGTAGCGTCACCACTAAAACCTATTCGGAACTCTAGGGCATCTAATTCAGCTTGAGTATTGATATCCGCAACAGTAAGCATCTTACAAACCCAAGCGGGAACCGTTGTGCTATTATCGAAATTAGCATCGGCCACCGCGAATAAAATCGTCTCCGTACTGCCATTCCAGCTTCTAAATCCTATGGTTGCGCCAGTTGTGGTTGTCGCCCATCCACAAGCTCGCATCTCTGCCGCAGTTACAACTTCCCCTTGAGCTAGAGCGTAGCTAGTCATAGGAACTTGAACGTAGTCAGAACCAGCGAGATTTATCTGTACGAAACCATCAGCGGAAGCACCAATAGTCGGCGGAATCTCATCGATATTATTTCGTGCTGTCGTAGCATTCCAAGCGGCGAGAGTACCGTTAGCGGTGAAGGTGTTGAAGTTTCCAGCAGTGCCACTTAGCGTCACCGTACCCGCAGGATCTGGTGATAGCATCACGACTTTATGTCGTCCTATCGGACGGCTGATGGTGTCTGCCGAATCTGTTTCGATATAAAGGTCGTCCATTAACCACGCGGGGTTGTTTGTACTACCAGCAAATTCAATCTGACTGGTAATAGTCGTGGCACCCGAGCCAGTTGCTTGCCCAACAAATACGTCATCAACCCATAGGTCAACAGTCCTAGTGGCACCCGAGATGTCGAAATAAAGTTCGACCCAGTGCCACGCTCCCGTAGATATTGCACTACTAGATACTGCACTACCGCCGACGTTCGCCGAGAGAACTCCGGTCGAACTAATAAGTAGTTGAACGACGGTGGTGTCAACGCGGACTATATTCATAGTACCAGCAGGAAGAGAATCGTAACGTAACCCAAACGCTATTAACCCTCGATTCTGCGAAGCACCTAGGGTGTCAGGCGTCCATGCGGCCGAGCCACTAAGAGCAAGGGCTAAACAATAAGTACCATTACGAGGCGTAGTCGTTACGGGGACAACATTTGCTGCGCCCGTTCCGAACCTCGCATCCATAATCTTATTTCCGATGTTACCGGTGACAATGCCGGCGCCTGTACCAAACTCAAACCCAGTAACAACACGAACCGGCATCGATCACACCCTCTTTCTCTCCTAGAGTTCTACGGTTATGCAATCTCCTCGTATTCTACGGTGATAGTAAGTGTAAATCCTTCATTACCCTGATCTTGGACATAATGCACATGATACCCAGGATCGCCATAGGCGGTCTCGGTAACCTTCAGGCCACTATCTCCCCTTATATCTACACCGACAGAATCACCCTGGAATGAGAAGAAACCCCCTACTGGTAGATTAGTGAGGTCGTCACCCCCATCGCCATATCGTGCTTCGACACCAATCCAGGTATTAACGCTCCCCGGACCTGGATTAGCAGGAACTATCTCTTGAATAGTATATGTCTTGGTTGCCATATAAACCCCACCTTCTTATTCTTCCCACTCGATATAGTAATCAACAATCTGACCAGTACCAGTGGGACAAATAATCCCGACACCAGCCGAGGTCAGAGCGTCTATCTGAAAACCACGGCCGCCGAAGGTCCAAATGACACCTGAGCCGATGGCGGCACCGAGAGATGCCTGCCTCACCGAGGCTGCGACCGCACCATCAGCGGTATGACCAGCAAAACCCGTTGCAACAGCGGTTTGAACAACATCATCTAAGCAGACTTCCGTCAATCCAGCACCGACGCCAGTGGCGTTAGTGAACCTACAGAGCGCTATGGCTAATCCAGTTGTAGTTGTATTGAAGACGCCAATCTCTATGATCTTTGGGCGAATTGCAGTGGTTGCAAAAACACTCGCAGCGGCGCGGACGGCAGTGGGTGCTACAGTAGAGCGCCCAGCGACAGCAAATCTAGCCATCTATGCCCCCTTTACAGAGCGAATCGGATGACACCGTTAGTGTGCCAGACGATCGTGAACGTACCACCAGTAACGGAGTTTGCGCCGCCGAAGTAGTTGTAGCAGAAACCTTGGTCAGCAACTGGCGTAGCGATAGAATCTGCATACACCAAACAGCCGAAGGCATTAAGAATATCCGCAGTCGCACCAGAAGCGGTGTCGTTGGCATCAAGTTTGACGAAATCAGCAACAGATCTATCGACAGTCCTGGATGCAAGGTTCACCCCACCAGCAGGCCAGTCAGCACCGCCACCAGAGGTGTCGATGACCTCGTTACCCGTAAGAACCCATTGGCCTACGTTGTACGCAGAGTTAGCTGCGGTTACATCGTTATCTGGGGTGATATCGTTGTCATAGAGCGCAGCCTTGACGCTAGTCGCCTCAACCCAGTCCATACTCGTAGTGCCCTGGTTTTCAACGACACCTTCAACTAGGTCTGCAATGTAAGCCCTAAAGACTCTTGAATCGGTCCAAGCCATTTTCTACCTCCCTTTTATTTCAGCAGTAGGAGCGTAGACAACGCAGTCTTGGCCGTCTTCCCGCTCTATAATTACGTTCATAATCGGACGCCCTTCGGCATCCGTCTGGACATCTTCTTTACCGATGTAATCTTCTCGTTCGTTGGAAGTGATGTTTACTTTCTGGCCCTCTTCAACCATCGGAACGGTAAGCATCTTCATCCCCTTACAGAGATGATATTCCTGGTGATTAGGAACAAAAACCCTCAGAGCTGTCGTGGGGCACTTAGGACATACCCAACGAACCATTCGTCTATTAAGTATCATTAACTAGTGCCCCTCGCATCAAAGTTTTGTTAGTTGGACTTGTAATTTGTAAACGATGTTTTCCTAGACCCTGACCGAATAGAGTCAAATCAGCGACAGCTATATGGAGAGTTATTTTTCCTGCTAGAGCATCAACGACTAACCGGCCGTTAGCTACGGTTGCGGAGATAGTCACTGCGCCAATCGTGAAACTCCAGTCGAGGACGTAACCGGTGAGGTTGACCGCTGCGCCGTTGGAATCTTGGTGGAAGACTACGAAGTCGAGGTCGTCGGTAGTATCAACAAGCAACGCCTGCCGACTGCCCGTTAGGATTGTCAATGATGTCATCTAGACCTCCTTTGCGGCTTTCTTCAACAGCCGCTCGGCGTAATCGACAGCAGCAGTCGCTTCACCTTCAATTCGCTTCTCAGCTTCATCCTCAGTCTGAGGGATGTTGATTTGTAGTTGAAGCTTCGCTCGGTCTTCCCAGGTAGCTCCGAACTTCGCTACACGTTGACGTAGCTCAGCTAGTAATCCGACGAGAGTCGTACCGGCAATCGGTCTATTCTTAACTTTGAAGATTTCGTTGTGCGCTATTGCACACTCAATCATGTACTGCCAGTCGGTATCGCCCATCAGTTTGGCTTGTGGAGATGTTCTCCAAATCCTCCACCACTCCCTAGTTTGGTCACACCACGTAACCCCAGGGATTTCAGGTAGGTCTATCCCACGGAGAGTGGGAACTTCGTCAGAGTCGATAATCGTTTTATCGAAGCGTTTTGGAATTCGATTAACTCTTTGGTCTTCATCTTTCGGCGGAAGTCCCTTGTAAACGATCTTGAACACCTCCTTCATTATCTAAATTTTTGTATGGCACGCTGCACACCGTCTTCTATTGAGATCTTTGGGGTATAGATTTCATTCAACCGACTCGGGTCGCCAACTCGATAGAAAACTCCAGTTGGTTTGTCTGTAAGGTATGTGATGTCGCAGTCTGCGTCGCCCGTAAGAACTTCATGAGCTAACATCATCAATTCACCCATCTCAGTGCCGATACCAGTGCAGAGGTTTACTGGACGACGTTCGTCGGCGTCATAAACCGCTAAAGCTCCGTTAACGACATCATCAATATGAATCCAGTCTCGGGTTTGACCTTTCGGCCCCCACACTTCAAACTCTCCACGAACTGCACGACGGAGGATCGACGGGAAGGGATAGTCAAATGATTGGTCTTCGGCGTATCCACTGAACGGCCTGACGACATGTACCCTCAAGCCATTCTCACCAGCTACTTTTGCTAACCGTTCGCCTGTGAGTTTCGCCCAACCGTAATTGGCATCAGGCATAATCTCTGGGAACCAAGGGTAAGGGTCAAGATCGATATGTTGCTCTTTTAAAGGCATAAAGTCATGCCAGGACTGTAGACTCGTTGGGTACGCAGCAGATGAAGAGAAATACAACACTGCTTTCTGGCGAGTGCGGAGAGCCCAGTCAAACATCGAACTATCTAACAACGTATTCTCGATGAGAGCAGTGTTGCGACCATCAATCATCACTCGACCACCGACGACATAAGCACAGTGGACTACAAGGTCGAATCTATCGGTCCCTCGCTGAAAATATTTTATTGCGTCGTTACCATCAACGATATCGATGCTCAGAACTCTAAAGTTCCTATTTTCGAGTTCTTTGATGATGTGGCGTCCAACAAACCCCATCCCACCCGTTACTAAGGCTTGTTTAGGCATAGAAACTCTTCCCTAAGATAATTTGGTTCCAGTCAACACGACGATAATTCAAAATAGAGAAGTGTTCACCGATAAGCCGAGTAAAACCCTCTTCATCCCATGCCCAAATGTGTTCATGGACATCTTCACAGATATGTTCTCCGGAAGGTTCGTTATCTGGCGAACTAGCAACAACATACTTCGAGTTTTTAGCAATCCACTCAACTGCACGATGTGGGTCTGCAAGGTGTTCGAGGACTTCAGTTACGACCGTCAACTCTCCCCACTTCGGCTCGAAATCGGGGTCGTTGAAGATATCGGCGAACTGAGCAGTGACGCCACGCTCTTCCCAACCCTCTTGATTAGCGGGACAGAAGTCATAGCCCCAACTGGGTATGTCCTTTATCAAAGACAACAACCCACCATCACCACAACCGAGGTCAACCACCGACTTCGGACTAACACCGCGAAGCATTTTCGCGGCCATAAACAACCGACCACGTTGCCAATCCTGTTCGAGATGGGGAGCGCGCTCACGGTTTTGGTGATATTCGAACGTTGACGGATAATTAGAACGCTGTAAGCGACGTTCAGTCATCTTCATCATCCCAACCCCAACTATCAAGATCACATTCACCCGTACAGCAGCAACATACACAATCTTCGCTGTCTTCTTCTTCGAATTCTGATTCGGTCATTTTCTATTCCTACTAATTCATTAAAGTAATAATAAGTGAAAGAATAATACCGGCCATCGCTACAGTGCCTAAGATAAACTGCCAACTACGGTCTGCGCCGGATACCCTACCCTGCTGAGAAGAGACGAAATCAGTAAGAGGTCTCATTGTGATGTCGACTTTGTCAGCCATCGCTTTCAACTCTTGCTGGGTGACGGCTTGCGCTACGAAATCGGCATGTTGCTTCAACAATCCGTTATGTTGTTCATCTTTGTAAGTCTGGATCTGTCGAGCAAGATCTAGCGCGACTTTATCGGCCTCTTCTTTGATTTTTAGAGCCTTCTCTTCAGCATTCTTTACCTCGGTATACCTACGGTCTCGCTCCTCGTGGAATTTAATGTCTGCATCACGGATATCTGATAGATATTCTTTCAGAGAGATTCTGGCGTCTACCCGCCTCTGCTTCTCCTTCATCGACACCCCCATATTTGGAAACAGTAACCATTGACTCGTAGTGGGTCGTCCCAAGGGTTAGCTTCTCTATATTCCAACTTCTGCCACCCTGCGTCCCCTAGCATCATTCCCATAGCTTCTTTATCCCAAGCCCAATAGTGTTCTGGATTCCCATCCCACTGAAAAGAGTTAGGCGTTGATAGGACAAGATGACTCGCCTTCTGGCGAATCAACTTCAACACAGACTCGGGATCATCAAGATGTTCAATCGTCTCGCATAAGAAGAAGACATCGACATCCGGTATCTCGTAGATAGTCTTCTCGATAGGACCACGAAATTCGTAGCCGGGTGAGTAGTCACCGAGATACCACTGTAACGTAGGAAACTCTTTAGCCCAGTGGCCGTCGCCGCAACTTAAATCAGCGGCAGTTGATATTCCACCTCGACACAAGATGTCTTGAGCAACCGTTCTAGTAACTTGAATCCTACGGACGTGATCCTGCCAATCCGGTTGCATCTCCCAGTGAGAGCTATAGATTCTCTTCAACTCATCAGCCGGATACTCAGACCGACACCTTTCGCGGTACACGATGTTCCTCCAAAAAGATGTCGTCACGTAGTAGTAGTTCTTCATCGGGGGTAACTTTGTCGGCATGATCAGGATAACGAACGGTGTCATCGGCATAGACCCCTTGAGCAACGAATCTCCCTAACGGCTCGATTGAACGAGGAATCCGAAATGGTAGCCGTTGGGACATTCTCTCGAAGATGTTGTAACTCCCGATGTGAGCGAGAATTTTACGACGAGCAACAATCCAAACTGAATTCAAAAGAGCTATCTGATCTGTACCGTAGTAGTTTTCGTCAATTTGATTAGGTAGATGTTGGAGAGAGGCGTAAGCTTCTCTTTTGATTCCCCACATCCCACTCATCAATTCTCTTCCGTGGAAGTTATGGTCACGCATCATATGGAAAGTCCAATCACTACCCAACCACTCTTCAACGGCATGTCTCTCCCGAGCCCACGGTCGGGAATCGACATCTCTAAAGATGATGAAATCATAATCCCAAGCATCTTTGATTGCACTCATTCTCCACCATGTAGCAGTTTCATCTTCGTTGCCTTCGACGCGAACGAATTGGCAGTTGGGATTAGCTAGCAACAACTCTTTCTCCAAAGAGTGAGGCACAGTACCACCGAGATAGAAACGTAAACTCCAAGATGGCTGCCACTGCCGATAAAGAATGGCATTCTTTATAGCCCCGCCGTAGTAGATATCCTTACTTTCACCCTGATAACCTTGGATGTTACCATTTGTCCCCAGGAGCCTCGTACCATCACCAAAGAGGGTAAAGCTGACTAACCCTTTCATCTCTACTTACCTCCCGACCGAAAAGATTGATGATGTACTCTTGAGCATCCCGTAAGGTTTCGAAATGAGGAACCATTATACAAATACGACACTTCGTTCGAAATTTAATTATCGTCGTTCCATTAGAAAGAGAAAGTGGATGTATCGAGTAACTGACGACATCCCCCACGACGATCTCACCACTGATGGTGAGTATGCTATCCATCCTCAGTCTTCTTAGTCCGAGTACGCTTGACCTTCGGAGCGACTAGAACCTTCAGTTTCTCGACATCTGCTTCGAACTCGCCAGAGTCGTTATAACGTCTGTACTCAGCGGAGTCCCAGTTGGCAACTTCAGAGTTGTTGACAGAGGCGTAGCCTTCGTCATGCCTACTCTTGCCAGCGAGATAATGCATATGCTCGATGATGACATCATCTAAATATCTAAGCCGATCGATCGCTTTACCCCAGTCCTTCCAGACAACATCAACACAAAGATGTTTGAAACCTAGAGGACACATATACCCGAGAGTGTTGACGACATCAACCGTCATTGCAACTTGGGTGGGAATGGCTTCCCCCTGGAAGAGATCGTTACCGTATACGAATCCTGTTCCCATCGCCTTGAGAGCGTCAACGTACTTTCTATCCCATCCGAGTGTTCTAGGTCTATGGTCGTCTCCCATGAATCCAACCGCAAATTCGAGGTAATTTTTGTAGCTGTCAAGACCGTGTTGTAATGCGCTAACCATCCCGCGACGAGTTGGCTCGACCACAACCACCTGTCCAATACCATTGAGGAGGGTGTAGTAGGTTGAGAGTGTTGGGTCATCTTTATCCACCAATATCACTAATTTAGTATCAAGTTCGCAGGTCTCCCGAAAGGACTCGTACATCTGGACTGCATTCTTCGGTCGATTCCGGCTTGGAGTTAATATAGTCAATTCTGGCATCGATAATCTCTCTCATCTTCTGTGGTTGCTCGTAAGCATTCTGGTATTCAATTAACAACGCGACATCTTCTGGAAGCCATATTTCCCCTGTTGTAGGCCGAAAGTGTGGTAAACACATCAATATTCCGTGATGTTTAATCGGCATCCCAACTAACGTCCGCGCTGCCGCGAGAAATGCTCTGTCATCGCATCCCCAACCAACTAATCTTGGGTCTTGACCACCAGCGGTAGTCCACGCCTCTGGCCTACAAACCCAAATGCCACCCTCAGATTTACATTTGTCGATGATGCGACTTTTGATCTGTTCGGTTGTGGCGCCAAGCTGTAACCGGCGCATTCCTTTGTACTCGACATACCAGACCTCATGGAATGGGAAGTGCATCCTGCCGTCAACAGCAGCAGAAATTGCCGCGCGCAGCGCGGCTTCCTCTGGTACAGAGTCAGCATCACAACAAACGACGACATCAGCTTTGTTATCTTTAGCTACGTCGAAGATTAGGTTACGTGTAGCAGAACGATTAAACCGAGAGTGGCCGCTATCAGCAGTGAATACGAGGTCGAAATCATACATCGCCTGTAGTAGTTCGGTTGTGACGTTATACGCTTCAAGTCTGTCGTAGGTGTACCTCCATGGAAGACCTAACACCACTTTCATTTGAGATCCCATCTTTTATAAAGACGTATCCACAACCGGCCAGCCGTTCGACAACCCCAGTCGCCGTTGCGGTGCCATTTCTTTTCGTAATATACGGGGAGCTTGTCTAACAAACCATCCAACCACTCTAGGAAGCCTACTATTCGATATTTCATCGCACACCTCCTAAGAATCGAACTCAGACTAACAGGTTTGGAATCTGTTGTGCTACCATTACACCAGAGGCATATTGAGGCGGTGGGTAGATTCGAACTACCGATCCTCAGCTTATGAGACTGATGTCGTAGACCTCTGGACTACACCGCCACGAGGCAGTAATTAACCCATCTGCCACGGGGAATAGGTGTAGGTCG